TTTAAATGGAAATTAAATAATAACTTAAGATATCATTTTATTATTAATGATGATTATTTCTTTTTAGACGAAGATAACTTCTTACAAACTATTAAACTTATACAATCTGAAAACGACCCTGCTATTGTTCAAGACGAGATTAACTACTTATTACATGTCGATAACTATACTTCTATTAGTGGTGGAGTCTTCGACCAACATCAGAATATAACTACTTTTTCTAATGTTGCTTGGCTACCTAGTGTAACAACTCCTAATTATGATTTAGTAATATTAGATACCAACGCCGGAGCTACTCGTGTAGGTCGCTATGCCAAGCCTACGGTATCAGGTACAACCTTTACTGTTCCCGGTAATTGGTCAGGACAAACACTAACAGTTGGTTATCTCTATGAATATATGGTAGAGTTTCCCAGAATCTATCCAGTACGAGTACAAGGCGAAGTTCAACGAGCTGACGTTAACTCCTCACTTGTAGTACATAGACTTAAATTACATTTCGGTAAAGTAGGTCTATATGAGACTACAATCAAACGTGTAGGAAAAGATGACTACACAGAAATATATGAATCTACAGTTCTAGACGAGTATGATGTATCTGATGCACCATATCTACCAGAGTATATTAAAACAATTCCTGTGTATGAAAAGAATAAGAATGTAGATATATTTTTAAAATCTAGCCACCCTGCTCCCGCTACCTTGAGAGCTATGGCATGGGAAGGCGACTTTTCACCAATGTTTTATAGACGTGCCTAATTACATTCACCCAATTACATATGAGGCTGCCTTAGAGGTAGCCACCAACTTACGCTCAGATGACCGCAGAGAGGTGGTAGAGGGTCATGGGTTAAATCCTATGATCTTACTACCTTTGGCGGCTGAGGAAGGCTCTGCTGTGTATTTCACAGTACCAGACGGCAAGACTGCCGGACTAGCAGGAGTCGGAGATGACGGAACAATCTGGATGCTTTGTACACCAGAGATAGAGCGTTATCCCATCACATTTGCAAGAGAAGCGAAGCGGTTTGTCGATAGCCGTGAAGAGCCTCTATTGTGGAACATAGTAGACTGTAGAAATACAGTACATCTAAAACTCTTAAAGTTTTTAGGGTTCAAGTTTTTACGTAAAGTAACACATGGACCAAATAATTTACAATTTATAGAATTTTGCCGTGTGCGTAGATGCTAATGCGGGTGCAAGACATGCAGCCAAACAAAGACATGCAGAGAAAGATGCAAGATATCGCTCTGAATCTCTAAAATTTTTTAACAGAGAAGCTCAAGCCGTAAAAAACCAAGACCTAGCTGCAAGAGGTTTTAGTCGTAGTATATCAGATGACTACCAAATGGCTTTGTATTCCCAAGGTCAAGCGTTTAGAGCTTTAGAACAAGGGTATGCAAGTTATTTTACAGGTAACAAAAATACAGCTAAGAGCTTTGAACAAGGCAGATCAAGAACTGCCGGAAAGAAAGATTTACTTAAACTATTACAAGCTCGAGGAAGACTTGAAGCCGGTATAGAAAATCAGTTCGGTGCTAACATGCAGAGAAGATTTATAGCAAACCGAAGAAAATATCAAAGTGTACTAGCTTCCAACAGAAAAGGACTTGGTATAAGACCAGAGTACGGAGCACCTGTATTGATGCCACCAAGCGATAGGTTAAGTGGTGCGTTAAGTATTGCAAGTACTGCTGCTAGTATATATAGCGGTTTCGGTGGTACAAACATATTTGGTAAAAACTTCGGATTTGGACCTCAATAATTATGACAGACTCACTTTCAAGATATTATGATTCGATTGGAAGGGGTAAAGATGCTCCTTTCATCGACCCTAAACTTAACTATGCTGAAACAGAGCCTGACCTTACAGAGCCTGTTAATAAAGCAATAGATGAGCAAATTAAAGACACCCAAGCTTTTTTTAAAGCTAGTATAGAAGACTTTAATGCGTCTCTAAAAGTTAGAGATCAAGCATTTAAAGACTTAGCCAGTCTTACAAAAGACGGCGTTAAGATGGTCAAGAAGTATAACGAGTTTAGAGATAATAGAAATTACTTAAATACCATCTATGAGAAGGGTAATGATAACCAGTATATGACCAAGTTTACTCTGGGTAATATAGATTTTCAAAAGAAAGCCGCTGAACTCGATAAAGATGTTAATGTTCTTATCGGAGAAGCTAAAGACTCAATCGAAAAAACTGGTAGTTATACTTTTGAATCAGATGGTCAAACTATTAAATTTGAGAAAAAAGATTTAACAGAATTTCAACTTGCTTTAGAACAAGGTAAAGGGTTAACAGGTAATAATGCTGCTAAACAAGCACTTATTATGTGGGACCCTTTTGTTGAAATTGCTAAGTCTCATTTATTACATTCTGAAACTGGTTTACGTTTTGACCAACTAACTAGCCCAGAAGATAAACTGGAGTGGTATTATGAAATGACAGCTCACTATCTTGGTTATGTAAAAAAATCTAACGATAGAATTAGTGATGGCAATATTATAAAAGAAATTTTGCCAACCATTAAAGCTGACATGAAGAGCCAGTTTGGTTCTGATAATACAGTAAAAAATAGTGCTACTGAAAAAACATTAAGCGATCAAGTTCTGTATGGTGGTGGACAGGAACTTCTAGGGATGCTTAAGAATAGCGAAAACGAAACCTTAGATTTTGATGCTATATTTGATACAAAATCAGGCATGATTAGAAATAAGACTGCCGGTTATAAAGCAGAGGGTTTTTCTGACACCGAAGCCTTAGATAAGGCGATAAGAGATTTTGAACAGATTGTTGAGTTTGCTTATCGAAATTTAGGTTTAACACGTTCGGACTATTATCGCTTGGTAAATGAACACAAACTTTCTCATTCAGACGGTAGAACTGGTCTTGCTTATTGGCAGATGGGTCCGCTATGGGCAGCATCAGTAGAAAGAATGGATACAATGTTAAGTAAGATTGACGCAGATCGAGATAAGCTGACCTATGAAAATAAGTTTTTAGGATTTAAACAACGCTATAAAGATTTTGGTACTCTGATGACAAATGAAGAAGTCAACGAGTTTATACATACTGACATATATGGAGAGGTATTACAGTTTAAACAAAGAATTGAAACAGCAACAACAAAAGGCGAAAGAGCCGATAAATACTCAATAGATACAATTCAAAATAATGTAGTTACCCATGTTAAAGATAAAGATTTAGGAGGAGCTAATACACTACAGACTAATAGACATATAGAATATATTAAGATTGTAGCTAATGAAGATTACTTTAGAATTAAAAACGAGCTTATAGCAGGTAATGTTGACCCGGCTACCGCTCGAGCTCAGGCACTAGAAAAAGTAAATAAGAATATTGAGGAGGGTGTATATGATGATGCTTTACCTAATCCAAAGTTAGACTTTGACCCCGGTCAAGTTTTCCTAACAAATGCTAATGTTCTTGATGGTGCAGATAGAGAAACAAAAGAAGCGTGGTTAAACAGCACAACTGCACACCCCGGAGAACTAAAGTACTTAGCAGAAGGTAATTATCAAATAGATTTTGGTGGAGAAGCACCTGCATTATATAAAAATCTAGCAAGGTATTTTCCAGAGTTAGATTGGAGAGGTGTAATGATTAGAAGACTTGAAGCAATGGACCTTGCAAAGCCCGGTGAATATGAAAAGTTTAAATCTCCTCTAAGAGGTAGGGTAAATTCTTACGACGCACGAAAATTAACTCATAATCCCACCGATGCAGGCGTCTATTTTGTATTAAATAATAGTGCAAAAAATCTACAAAAGCTTGACGAGATACTTCTTAATAGAGAAATTAGTAAAAATATGGCAGCTAACGGTGGTGAAGATGCTATATTTTATGAAACGACAGCTGACCGAGACGGCTACTATGAAAATAAGAACTGGTCAGAGACTGATGTTATAGAAGTGTTGGAAGGGTTATCCGGCGATAAGAATAGAGAAGACAAGCGTTATGGAATGTATGGTATTAGAGGTGACAATTTATGGTTACTACTAACATACATGAACGAGAATAACATGCTGATTGCAGGCAGAAAGTTTGATAAACAGTTTCAACAAGAAATAATGCTTCTTAATCTAGCATTAGAATCACAGAAAAAACTAACTCTTAACGGAGATGTTAGTTATCTAAAGATGCTACCTATTACTAACGAGGAAGGTAAAAGCTACGAAGAGATATTTGGTCTTAAAGGAGACATAGTAGATTTAGATGACAAAGGTGAAGGTAACTGGAATGAAGTACAGTACTTACTACGATACATAGGTCGATACAAGATAGAAAAAGAACTTTTAGAAAAAAAGGAGACTGAATGAGCAGTTCTTACAATGACACCTCTGGCTCGTCTGAGCTAGACCAAATTAGGAATGACGTTGCCCGAGCTCAAGAACTTTCTGATGAAATAACTGAAGGAAGTTCTGTAGAAGCTCAAAGCATCGAAAACTTTAATGCTGCCCAAGAAGACCCACGTAATGCAGATCAGTGGGGTATCAAAGGAATAGCAAAAGAATTACAATCTAGTTTGTCTGGTGGTTTACAAGACACTGCGTCATCAGTAACCACATTTGGAGAGCGTACAATAGATGCACTTTCTGGAGAAAGACAAAGAGAGATAGAAGAAACAGGGTCTTATACACCAGATTGGGACCCCTTTGTTAATAAAGAAGACCCTATTATTACTCGAACATGGTGGGGTCAATTACTCCGAGGGACAGTTCATTTCGGTTCATTAGCTGTAGGTACTGTATTAGCCGCTAAAGGGCTTGCAGCTACCGGAGTACCGATCTTAGCAGGTGGTGCTACAGCACTATTAGGAGCCGGTAACATAACAAGAGCTATGTCGATTGGTGCTATAGCTGACTTAATATCTAAAGAGTCAGACGGGCACAATGCCTTAGCTGCTATGAGAGATCGTTATGGTTGGATAGATACACCGTTAAGTACTAAAGAAACTGACCATCCTATTATGATGAAAATGAAAAACATCGTAGAGGGTATGGGTATAGGATTAGCATTTGATGGTGTTGGTTATCTACTAGGTAAGGGCGGTAAAACTGTTAAACGACAGATTATACGCCGTAATGCTAGCATAGAGAATCAAACAACTACAGCTGCGTTAGCACAGCTCAGACGTAATGAAACACAATTTAGAGCTGATAAAAACAAACCTTTTGCTGACAGGCATCAAGGTGCACATATATCAGAAGTTGACGCAGGCGATGCGAGAGAACAATTAAAACGTACACGTAAAGACTGGGGCTCAGAAGATGGGTCAACTGGTAGTGTTACAACAGCAGTAGAACGAGAACGAATTGCTAACTTTGGTGGTACAACTGATGAAATTGTGGAAACTACTTTACGTAGCTTAATGAGTACAGAAAAGTTTGCACGAGAACTAGATGCTGTAAAAGGTAATAGAGCACTATTAGGTGAAATCTGGAGAGATTCAATAGAAGCTTTCCATCAAATAACAAAAGGTAGAAGTCCTATGGACATGACACCTAATGAATATCTAAAAGATTTATTTGATAAAAAACCGGCTACTATACCACTAGGAGAAGAAGTCTATGAAACATGGGCAGGTGAAACTGTTGTTACAGCTGACTTAGTTGTAGGCTCACTATTAAAACAACTTAGAGATACTGGAATTGCAGGCAGAGAGTTAAAAGACCTTGTATCTCTTGACGATATAGATGGTCCGGCAAAGCAAATTGCTGATACTCTGCTAACTGCTTTATTCCAAACCAAGAAATCTAGATTTGTAGCATCCGATTATTTTAGATCATTTGGTGCAGGCAAGACTAAAGCACAGCTAAACGATGCTGTAAATAATGCTGTTAAGTCAGAGATGGAAGACGTAAAAGAGTCTATCATGTCTATGCTAAAAATAGCAAAAGATGACCCAGATGATAATTTATTAAATGCTTTATTTGAAGCGTTTTCTATGATGAAGAATGTCAATAGTTTAGAAGACTTTGATAACTGGGCTAGAAAAATACTACGAGGTGGTAAGTTAGATCAAAGCTCACCTGATCGTACTGGTGCATTAGTTAGAAGTTTACAAGAAATGGTTAGTCACAGTGTACTAAGCGGACCTAAAACTCCTATGCGAGCACTTCTTGGTACAGGTACTGCAACATTCTTAAGACCTTTACAAACTTTTTTAGGTGCTACATTACGCTATCCGTTTACGGGAGACTCAGCTACTGTTAAAGCTAGTCTTGCATCTATGAACGGTATGATGGAAGCTATACCAGAAGCATTTGATTTATTCTTTACAAAGCTTAATGGTTACTGGAGTGGAGATTTATCTACTATCAGAACACGATATACAGAATTTACAAAGAGTGACTACAACTGGGAAGTTGTCCGTAAATGGGCAGAAGATAGTGGTAGAGCTGACCCAACAGATAGAGCTATATTTGCTTTTACTAATATGGTACGTGGTATAAATAATAATAATCTTTTCTCATACTCTACGAAGATAATGGCAGCGACTGACGATGCCTTTACATTCTTATTAGGTAGGGCTAAAATGAGAGAAAAGGCTATGCGTCGAGTATTAGACATGCAAGGCAATGGTTATGAAATGCCAAAAATTGATGCTAACTTGATGCGACTATATGAAGATGATTTTTATAGTCAGATATTTGATGCTAACGGAAACATAAAAGATGAAGCTGCAAACTTTGCACGTAAAGAAGTTACTTTAACACAAGACCTTACAGGTTTTGCAAAAGGTCTAAACGACGTGCTAACAGCTAATCCCTATGTTAGACCTTTCTTCTTATTTGCTAGAACTGGTGTAAACGGATTAGCACTAACAGGTAAGCACACCCCCGGATTTAACTTCTTAGTTAAAGAGTTTAATGATATAGCATTTGCTACAAATAGAAACTTAGCTGAACTTAAAAAGTATGGTATTAATTCTATTGAAGAACTAGAAAATGCTAAAGCTCTTCAAACAGGTAGATTGGCGATGGGTTCTGCTGTAACCTTTTTGGCTGTCAATGCTTGGATGTCTGGTAGACTTACAGGTAATGGTCCATCTGATAGACAAAAACGTCAAGGTTGGATAGACGGTGGTTATCTGCCAAGAACTATAGATGTAGGTGGTGTACGTGTAGGTTATGATTCTATTGAACCTTTTAACCTTATACTATCTACTATTGCTGATGTTGGTGATGCAAGTATGTTGATGGGTGAAGAGTGGACAGAAAGAGAACTACAAAAGATTTCATTAGTTATAGCTCAGGCTATATCTAGTAAGTCCTATCTAGCCGGTATTCAACAGCTTGTAGATTTAGCAGCCGGACGCCCCGGTCAAGTCGAACGTATTACAGCCGGCTTGATGAATAATACTGTACCATTAGCAGGTTTACGTAATGAAATAGGTAAATTAATATTACCACATATGCGTGAAATTAACTCTGGTATATTTCAATCTCTTCGTAACAGAAACTTAGCTACTGAGTACTTACCCGCTAGAGATTTACCTATTAAGTATGATATGCTTAACGGTAATCCTATTAGAGATTATGATTTCATGACTAGAGCATTTAATATGTTTAGTCCTGTATCGTTAAATTTAGAAGAATCAGACGCTAGAAGATTTTTATTTAATAGCGGTTACGATTTAAGAATGTCTATTTTCTACGCACCTGATGGTACTAATTTAACTGATAATCCTGAGATTAGGTCTATGTTCCAAAAAGAAATAGGCAGGCAAAATCTAGAACAGAAACTAGATAAGTTAAGTAAAGACCCCAAGATTATAGCATCTATGAAGTTAATGTATGCTGATATAAAAGCGGGTAGACGTGGTGACTTTAATGCACGTGATTACTACCATAACAGGGTTATAGATAGAATATTTAAAGAAGCCCGTGTCATAGCTTGGAGAAGACTTACTGACTTCCCAGAAATTGAAGAATTGATATTACAGCAAGCAAAGAAAAAAGAAGCTCAGATTCAAAAGCAATATGCTTCTGCCAACATACTCAACATATATAAATAATGGCACTAACATTTATCGAATATACAGCGGATGGTCAAAATAATAAAAATTTTACCTTCCCTTCAATAAAAACCACTGATGTCGATGTTAAGCTAGATGGTGCACTACAAACAGCAGGCACTCATTATAACATAATCAACTATACACCTACAGGTGGTGGTACAGTTGAGTTTACAACAGGAAATATTCCTAGCAGTCCAGTAATAATTCGTATTGCTAGAAGCACGGATGTTAGTACGCCTAGAGTTACATATACTCCCGGCTCCTCTGTAAAAGCAGCTGACTTAAATGAAAACGCACTGCAAACTATATACTCTTTACAAGAAGAGAAAGATGCAGTGCAAAACCTTGGTGGTACGTTATCTAACGTAACCATTAGTGGTAACTTAAACGTAGATAGTAACCGTATTACAAATGTAGCAGACGGTATATCTCCAACAGATGGTGTCAACAAACAACAAGTTGAAGACATCACAACAAACAATAATACAGTATTAGCAGGGCACGCAACT